TATCATTTTCTACAATTTCAAGAGCACCAGGTGGCACTTTTATATTTGATATAACTTTTATTCTACTATTTCTAGGTACATTATATAATTCCATTTTTTATCTATTTAAAATTTCTTTAAGTAAGGGTTTTAATGTTTGATGTACAATATCAAAACCATGTTCGCGCATAGAATCACTAATATCTTTAGATAAAGGCAATACAAAGCCATCTAGGTTATATAAGGTTTTATACTTATCAATTGCTAGAATACCCGCAGTATCATTATCAAAGAATGTGATTACTTTCTTATATTTCTTTTTTAAATGCTCAACAACATGAGGTTTTATTATTGTATTCTCACTATCTGGTGCCAGTACTTCAACGTTATAACCAATACTTTTAAGGCATAAGGCATCTTTTAATGATGAACAAATTACTAAATAAGGTTCTGTGTAAGTTAATTGATCAAAACCTTGAAGGTATGATTTTACTTTATGAAATTTATATTTACCGCTTAATGGTTGATATATTTTATATAATTCATCATTTTTATCAAAATATCCATAAATAGAATGTCCTTTAATTTTTAACTTGTTAACTTCACTTTCTTCTTCTTTAATTAAATTGTAATACTCAATAGGTTTTACATTATATTCTTTCAATAAGTTTGATCCTATCCTAAAGTTTAACCAATATCTACCATCATTTTCAGTCCATTGTCTAGTGTGTACAAAATCTATTTTCCATTTTGCTTGAACTTTAAAAGATACTTCTTCAAAGTTGGTTGTCTTGACATAAAAGTTGTAATCATCCACTATTTTTCTAATAGCATCTTTATATTCTAAATTAAACATAAGTTTAACCAAGTCTATTTTGTTACCATTTTTACCAGTTGAAAAGTCTTTGAATTTATACATACTAATAGATTTGTCTACGTATATACAAAAGCTAGGAGTTTTGTCATTAGAATTAAAGATTGATTTAATCTTTACATCTTGACCTGTTAATGCTTCAGGTAAGTTTAAATAATATTGAAATACCCAGTAACTTGGTATATCTGATTCTTTTAGTACTAAATTTTTGGTATTAAACATGTTATAAATTTAAAAAATAAGAAATGATTACTTAGCCAGCGTCTTAGTACCTAAGTCTGTAAAACGGCAGGCCTTTCATCATCTCTTATTAATGAACTAAGATTTATAACTCAAAATCTTCACCATCTGTTTTGCTAGGTTCAAAGCTATTTGTTGATTGTGTATCCTTTTTAATTAAAGGTCTATAATGATTTTTATTACTCATGTCATAAGTAATTAATTTAGAGTTTTCAACATCAATTGCTTCAATTGGAATACCTGCTTTACTCATTTTTGGTAAAAACAAGTCATTATTTGTATAACCCTCTTTATTTTCCCATTCACGAGTTCCAAAACACATATTAATAAATGCTGAGTTAGAAAAGATTTTATTACATTTTACCATGAAATCTTCAATAGTATTAGCTTGAATAGCATCTAATTCTGCTCTTTTATTTAATTGCTCTGATAAATAAATCATAGCTTTCATGACTTCAGTATTCTTACTAATTTCATTACCATTAGCTAAAGTTGTATCTTTATATGCATAAGGTGAAAACCTTACTCGTCCTATTTGACCTTTATAACGTTGTCCATCAGGATTATTAGGATCTAATAAAAATCCTTGAAATTCTCCTTCTACTGGTTGACTTTCAACATGTAACATAATATTAAATGCTTCTGCATCATAAGGTGTTACATCAAATGTAACAGAATTAATTTTAACAACATGATTTCCCGGTCCTAATACTGGGTTTTCTTTACCGCTTCCGGCTGACATTCCACTAGTGTTTAACATACTTTTTGCTTTTAATTTAATTAATTAATTATTACTCTTCATATTTTTTAATACAGTCTTTTACATACTGCAGGTTGTTTGGAATGAAGAAATCTTCAAACATACCTTGTGGTGATTTACATGTGTTCTCTCCTGAGTTTTGAGTTTCAAAACCGTATTCAAGTACACCATCATCATTTTTATTTACTTTACCAAAAAGAACTATTGAAAAAAGACCTTCCAAAGTTAAGGTATTATCAATCATTTTACCAATTGTTTTTGCCTTAATTTTTCTATTTCCGTTAATATCAGTTGCATCTTCTGAATGAGTTAAAAAGAATACAGTTAAATCCTCTCTTAAATCTTTAGGTAATTTAGCTACTTGAGCTAAATTTGCTGCAATTTGAGTAAATTTCTCATAACCTTTTTCATTTGCTCTATCAAAATATTCAAAAGAACTCATGTACTGCCAGTCATCTACAACTAATGTTTTGATGTGCGGCATTTTTTCATTAACATGTAAAATAGCTTTAGTTATTCCTGCTGGAGAAGATGTAGTTGCTAAATTCCCTTTTGGATTTTCTTTTGAAATAACTGAATACATTGCTTTCCAACCTTTAAAAGGTAATGGTTTGTTTGCAATATTAATTATAAAAGTTTCATCTGGGTTTAGATGTCTAATTGCTGTTGATTTACCTGTACCCGAATCAGCAATTATTAGTGCGCTTTGTGCCATAATTATTTAATTAATTTAGTGATTACTTTTGTTAATGTGATTAATGTTTGATTAATTTCTTCTAATTTATTTACAAGAAGTAACTTATCATCTATACTATTTACATCTGGATTTGGAAGATCAAACATATTTTTATTTAAATCCTCAATTATTTTTGTATTTATTAAATTTATTTGTGGATTTCTACTTACAATATCATTAATAATTGTCAATTTATTTACTGGAACAATATGTCTAACAAATCCTGAATTAGATGTAATAATTTCATATTCTGATTTCCAATGTGGATTATATTCTAAAAGATATAAAGTTCTTTTAGGATCTTCACTGTCATAATCTATACTTACAAATTCAGTATAAATATCTTCTTCTTTTTCTAATTCACTAGGAAAAAAACTAACATGTAATTCATCTTTTCCTGCTGGTCTATAAGCCATTTTAGGAATATATACCGCATTTATATCATCTTGTAGTTCAAAGTATGCTTCATGCTCTTTTTTTAAAATAGAGACTTTTTGTTTACGTTCTGTTGTTGTTAATGCCATTTTTTATTTATTTAATCAATTACCTTCTTTCTTGTTGTTCCGGAGTTAACATTTCTTCAATTTTCATTTGTTCAAATTTAGCTTTAAAGAAACTCATTCTTGAATCACCATTTCTAGCTTTTAAAAAGTGTAATACTAAAGTTCTGTCATTTTCTATAATATATCTATCAGGGCCATAGTACTTAATCTTTTGTTTTGCGGGTCTGTTTATACCTATAAGCATATCAGCATGTTGTAACATTGCATCTGAACCAAATATGTCTGACTCAAGAATGTAGTTACCATACTTACCGTCTATTGCTCTTTCAGGGTTATCAATATTCCTGTTAAGCTGTGATAAAGTAATAAATAAACAAGGATAGTCACGTTTACATTGAGTAAAGAATTCTCCTAATTCAAACATCATATCTAATGTATTATTTTGATATGGCGCTCTTTTAACTAACATGGTATGATCTAAAGTTATTATTGTTTTTTTTCCTTTATGTAAATCCATATACATATCAATTTGCTCACGCATTTGATTTACTGTTAAAGGAGTACTAATTATATCTACCGGATGCTTTACTCTTTCTTTAGCATATTGATGACATGTATTTAATACATCAGATTGTAAAGTACTACCCGCACTACATAATTCTTTGTATGTTTTTCCTGTAAATGAGCTAAATTCTCTAATAGCTGAAGTTCTACCAACCATTTCAAATTGAAACTCTAATACTCTAAAATCATCATCAGGATTAAGGGCAAATGATTCTCTTATAATTTGATCTTTAATTAATGTCTTACCTGAACCTGGACGGCCTCCAATTACAGTGAGTGTATTCCATTCTAAACCATCAGTAGCAGCATCATTAAATTTAGGCCATGGAGTGTAAATTGATTTTTCTTTACCGTTTTGCCTAGCATACATATATTTTAATGCTTCATTGAAAGCAGCATATTGACCTACCCATGCTTCTGTTGGTTTACTCATCTTTGTTTTGGTTTTAATAAATATTTTAATGCATCCCAAAAACTTTTAGAAATATATA